CAAAAGATCTACCTCCACCTACCTTATATTTTTTCCTTTTATAAGTCCAAGGTTCAAAACAATAGAAACAAACTTTTCCCCATTTATTAATATATTCATTAAAATAGTTTAATATTTCTTCTTTAGTAGACTCAGGAACAAGTCCTCTTTCTTTTATTCTACTTGGAGAAAACATTGATGAAATACATTTTTTAACAAAACCTTTTTCACTATTCATATACTTATATTTAATTTCAGAAAGTTTTTTAGTATTTTTTAAAGACCATTTTTTAAGATATTCTTTATGGTAAGCCTTTTTCTTTTCTTTACATTTATAAGGCATAGCTATTATTCAACTTCCCCCCAACTCTTTCCAATTGCTACATCAACTAAGCTAGGAATTTTAAATTCTATACAGTTCTCCATAGTCTTTTTAATTACTTTAACATCTTTAACTTCATCTTTAATGTTAAAACATAATTCATCATGAATCTGTAGCAATGGAGTATGTCCTGCTTCATGACAATCAATGACTGCTTGTTTAGTTTGATCGGCTGCTGAACCTTGTATAAGTCTATTTAAAGCTTTATACGTAAATGCTCTTTTAATATTTTTAGCACCATACTTTGCTGAAGCGTTTTCAAATGTTTCAGGTGTATGTATTCCAAAATCCATTGGTTCCCACATGTTAAATCTACATTTACGACCTTTCTTAGTTCTGATTGAACCTTCCTTAGATGCTTTATCCATACAAAGTGCGATAAGTTTTTTAACGAATGGTACTTTCTTATTATATTTAAGAATAATTTCTTTTGCTTCTTGTTCAGATAAACCTAATGAAGTTGCAAGTTTAGTATTTCCCATACCATACATTAGACCTAAACCAATTGTTTTAGCTTGGGAACGATCTATACCAATCATATCAGCAACTGTTTGGTGAAAGTCTGCTGAAGCATTTTCATATGCTTTAACTAACTCTTGTGTTCCCTCATAACCAACAGAAGAAGCATAATGCACAACCATTCTTGGTTCTTGTTGAGAATAGTCAAATGACCCCCACTTATGATCTTCATCTGGTAAGAATAAAGATCTAATCTTAGGGCCAAAATCTTTATTACGAGCTGGTATTTGTTGTAAATTAGGATTAGACATTGATATACGTCCAGAAACTGTACCACCATTATCTGATCTTAATTGATTTATTTCAGCATGAACTCTACCATTAATTTGGTATCTCATAACACTTTGTAAGAAAGTAGCATGAAATTTATTTATCTCTCTTGCTTGAACAATAAGTTTAGCTATTTCATGAGGACAATTTGTAAGCCAGTTAGCTGTAAAGCTAGGTTCATTACTTTTAGGAGTTCTAGGATAAGCTATCTTTAATTTATCAAAAGCCTCTCCTATTTGTCTTGCCGCCCAAATATCTAAATCCTTACCTGTTATTTGTTTTATTTTAATTAAAGTTTGTTTTTCTTGTGCTTCAAACTCTTTAATTAGTCTTTGGGCTTTATCTACATCTACTCTAATTCCTCTTTGTCTCATCTTAATTAAGATAGGTAATAGTTTAGATTCCATTTCCCAAATGGTAGTTAAATTTTGTTTGATGATTTCGTTCTTTAAAAATCCCCATAGCTTTAACGTGAGCCGTGCATCTTGTTCAGCGTAGAATCCAACATGTTCTGCTGGTAGCTTCCACATTTCTGCTTTAGGATCTATACCATGATCTTTGGCTGCTTCTTTTAAATCTGTTTCAGCTTTAATCTCTCCTAAATAATCTTTAGCTAATGCATTTAGATTATATGCCCATCTATTTTCATCAACGATTGCTGCTGCAACCATTGTATCAACTATTTCTCCATTTACTTGGATACCCATAGATTGCAACCAACCTAAATCATATTGAGCATTATGAAATATTTTTCTGCAAGGTAATGCACAAATTTCTTTCATATAACTGATAACTTGGTTGGGAATCATATTACCACCACCGTAATGTTTAAATGGGTAATAACCTTGCCAACCTTCAACAGCTACAGCAAAACCAATTACATAACCTTTATTAATAGCCCAACCAGCTCCAAGTCCTTCATTAATTCCATCATCTCTAGTTTCTAAATCTATCGCAATTTCAGTTGCTTGAGATAAATCTTTATATTCTGATGGACATAGCCACATACTTTTCTTAAATGTTAATGAATATTGTAGACTAGTCATTGTAATCCCTTTCTAAAACCATTTCTAAATAGTGAATAGCTTTTAATATATCTTCTTTCTTTCCTTTTAATTTATGTCTGCATATATATTTAATCGCATTACCCTCTGCGAAAGGTAAATTATTTTCATTAATAAACTGAGAGGGTTGTATCTTCATAGCTTGATAATGCTTTCCTCCAACTTGTTTAAAAAACGCTTTATTGCTCATTTCTTTTCTCCTGTAAGTATTTAAAGTAATCTTCCCCTATTGGATAGTTGTATCTGTGATCAGAACTTAATAAATGTAATGAATATTTAGCTCTGGTTACTGCAACATAAACTACTCTCTTTTCGTCCATTTTTTCTTGCACTGTTTTGTTTTGATATTGAGAAGCATAATCAGCTTTGAAATAGACTAAAACGTTATCAGCTTCTCCTCCTTTTACAGAATGAACAGTATCTATAATCATATTAGGTTCTTTATCTAATTGATCTTCTCCGTATCTTTCTAGTAAAATATTTATATAAGTGACTTCAGTTGGTTTAATATTTCGTTTTAAAACATAAAACCATTCTTGTCCTCTAAGTTCATCTTTAATGGTTAAACCACACCATGCTTTTAAATCTTCAAATGTATACTGATTAAACTTATCTTGTTCATCCCAAAACTCTTTTGTTCTATATAAATCTTTAGATATATATCTTGTATATTTATAAAAGTTTTGTGCTTCTTCTCTATTTATTTTTTCTCCATCACATAATTTCTTCCAAGTTCTTATTGCTTTCCATTTATTATTTGTAAAAGATTTATTACCTTTGTTATCCATAAAATAAAAACCTTTATTTTTTGCCATCATCCTAAGTTCATTAACTGTTGTACTAATTCTACCTAATAAATACCAAGTACCTTTATAATCTTCAAAATTAATATCATAAAATGATCTATAAGCTTGAACTGTATCTTTAATATCTGGATTGTATAAATATTCTTTTTCTTCGCTGTCTATAATTTCTCTTCTAATAATTTGAGAAAACCTATGTATTTCTTTTCCAAATCTTCTTGTTTGAGAAAGAACTTTCTTTTCGCCAGGAAAATATTTAGTAAAATATCTATAATCAGAACCATTCCATCTATAGATAGCTTGGTCATCATCTCCAGCTAAATATATTTTATTAGCATTGTGTGCCATTTTATAAACAACAGACCATTGTAATGGCGTAAAGTCTTGTGCTTCATCTAATATTAAAACTTCTAATGGTGGAAAATTAACTTCATCTATTGTTCTTTCAACCATATCTGTAAAATCCATATACTTTGTATCTCCGTCTTTTTTGTAACTATTGTAGGCATCAATCTTTCTTAATAATAAACTTAATGATTCTCTTTTGTATGTTTCATTACGATAGATTTCTTCAACAGGCTGCATCATGTTTCTTGCTTTATCATACATTTGTAATGACCAATCTTTATAAATAAACGAATCATCATCTAACCTAGAGTCACAATATTTTATAATTTTACAATCTAAAGCAAAATCAATCATACATTTTTGTGGATCAAATACTTCTTGTGTAAAATATTTTTTACAATACTTATGTAATGTTTTAAATCTTTGAAAGTCTTTTATAGTATATTGAGGAAAAGCTTTTAGTACTCTGTCTATAGCTGTATCTACTGCTTTGTTTGTAAATGATATAAAGGCTATATCTTGTGGAAGTATACCTTCAGCTAAATGCTTTGTAAGTATTTCTTGAACTAACGTATTAGTCTTTCCCGTTCCTGGCGGGCCATAATACTTAACAGTTTTATTCCTAATATTATTTAGGTGCTCTAAATTGTTGTGCATGATATTCGTCATCCAGTTCTGTTAGTTTGCCTTGTTGTGTTTCTTGTTTAGTTGGTTGCTTCTTATTTTTAAAATCAGGTAATTCCATTTTCCAAAGATTCTTTTGTAGTTTATGATAATCTACTTTTATAGCGTTTATTGCTTGTAGTGCTTCTTGAGAGTTTGCAAATAACTTAAGTGAAGACTTCTTAATAAATTCATCTAATGTGCTTTTCTTAAAAAATATAAATACTTTTTCATTTTCTACTTCTTCAGCAAGATAACCATGTTTAAGTTCTTCAAAGTCTTTAACAATCATATGAGTTTCAAAGAATTTCTTTTTAAATGTAAATGCAGTATCGGCTAATGTATCTTCAAACTTAGCATCTTTATTCTCATCTGCTTTATCAAATAAACCTTGTACTAACATTTCAAAAGGATTGGGGCCTCTTTTAGGTTTTGGTAATGTCATCCAGTTTATAGAATAAGTTAATAGTTTTTTTCTAAAAGATTTCTCATCAATCAAATCATCATCTGTTTGAATTACAATAGGTTTGTCTTTATATTTAAATTCCATAAAAGTTTCTTTTACATTTCTTGTAATTACAACATCTGTAAATTCATCTATGACATCTGGCACTTGGCAACCTATTCCAAGTTTTCTCATCTGACATAATTGTTTATTACAAATAGGAGTCATATGTGGATATCTAGGTGGACATTTATAGTTATAACTTTTCTTTGCAGTGGATTGTGCAACACTTCCCATAATTTCTTTTTCAGTTAATGGCTTAGAAAATATAGCTTGGTTTCTTTCAAATAATGTTTGTACTAAAGTTTTTTTATCTACATTGCCATCTGATCTTTTCATTTCAAGGACAGCCATATTAAACATAATGTCATTTCTATGCTCTCCATTCCATTTATCTGTAAGTAAACTTTGAACACAAGGAGGATATTCATTCCAATCTGGTTCTGGTTCGTATTTTTTAGTTTTAAAATTTATTAAATCATCAAATGATATTCTTCTCCTAAAAGCTAATTCTATAAATTGTTCTAAATCTAATCCTTCTCCTCTATCATCATAAGCATAT